ATTACAGTAGAAGTATCGTCACCTGGCCTAACAGCCTACGGAGCAGGCACATGGAGCTCTTCGTCTTTTGGTGGTGATAGTGCCACAAATGTTTCTATTGGTTCAGTAGATGCTTTCAATACTGAAGGTTGGGGAGCGTATCAATGGGGATATTTAGTTTGGGGTCAATCTTTTGAAAATGCTTCAGCTGAAGTTACAACACCAGGTACACCTACAACTTGGGGACAAAACTCATACGGAAATTATTCTTGGGGGCAAATAACTGCAACTCAATCTGAAATAGGTGAAGAATCAATATTTAATGAACAAAACGCTGAAGCGTTTGTAAGCACTAATCTTTTAACACTAACTATTACATCTCTTACTATTACTGGAGATTCTAATTTATCATTAAATACTAATTTATTAAATATTGAAGAAGGCTTTGCTCAAGAAAACGTAAATGCAAATACAATTGTTGAATTAAGTGCACCTGGTAATTTACCATGGGGAGCAACTTATTGGGGTAGTGGTTCTTGGGGTAATATTGGAGGAATGCAAGTTTCTCAAGGTGCTGAAGAAGAAGTTGTTCCTTCTATAGATGTATTTGTATCAACTAATTTATTAACATTAACTTTAACATCTATTACTCAAATCACTGCAGATGCTAATATTACAGTAAATACTAATCTATTAACAGTAGGTTTGGGTAATGAAGATGCTGTACCTAATACTATTGTTTCAGTATCTACAAATTTATTAAATGTAAGTGTTGGGACTGCATCTGGTGAATTTACATCTACAGTAAGTCCAACTGGCGTAAGTGCAACAGTTTCTACAGGTCGCTTATTTATAGCTGCCTGGGCAGTTGTAGATATAGGGGTAACTAATACTTGGAGTGTGGTTGACATAGCGGCTTAATGAAACTAAAATTAGATATTATACATAATTTATAAAGGATTTTTATGGCATCAACATTTTCTACAGATTTAAAAATAGAACTTATGGCCACGGGTGAAAACTCGGGTACATGGGGAACAAAAACAAATACAAATTTAGACCTAGTACAACAAGCCATCGTTGGTTTTGAAAACATAGCTATCACGTCTACTAATACAACTTTATTAATGACTGATGCTACAATTTCACCAGCTAGAAACGCTGTTTTAAGATTTACAGGAACTATCACTGCAAACTGTACAGTTTTTGTAGCATCAGGAATTGAAAAACCTTACACTTTAGAAAACGCAACATCAGGTGCATTTACCGTTGCTTTAAATCAAGTAGGTGGAGCTTCAGTAATATTTGGAGCAGCTGATAAAACAACTAAACTTGTTTATTTAAATGGAACAGATGCAGTAGATTTAGGAATAGTAAATTTAACAGCACCTCAAACATTAACTAATAAAACTTTAACAACACCAACTCTTACTTCACCTATCATTAACGAAATTGATGACAGTAATGGTAATGAAGAAATTATATTTACAGCAACAGCTTCTGCAGTTAATGAATTAACAGTAGCTAATGCTGCAACAGGAAACAATCCAAACATTACAGCGTCAGGTAGTGATGCTAATGTTGGTATTAATTTTACACCTAAAGGAACAGGTGCGGTAACATTTAATGGTACTGGTAAAATTCAAGCAGTTAAAGAAAAAGTAACAGTGACAGCAGTAGCGTCTACTGGAACAATTAATTATGATTTTTTAACTCAAGCTGTTCTTTATCATACAACAGTGGCAACAGGTCAATTTACAATAAATTTAAGAGGTAGTTCTTCTACAACTCTTAACAATATGTTATCTGTTGGTGAATCTGTAACAGGTGCTTTTTTAAATACTAACACTACTTTCTATGTTTCAACAATAACTATTGATGGTTCATCAACAAACGTTACGCTTGAATATCAAGGTGGATCTGCACCAGCAGCTGGCAATGCAGGAATAGATGTTTATTCATTCACTGCAATTAAAACAGCAACAACCCCAGCATATACAATTTTAGCGTCACAAACTCAATTTAATTAAGGAGAACTTGTAATGCCTATTCTTTCCTCTCGTGGCGCCGGTTCGGCAAAAGGATTTGGGTTGACGAGTTTTGTATTACCAGAATACACAGTAGATTTTTTGGTAATAGCTGGAGGAGGAGGGGGTGCTTATTATTTTGGAGGATGTGGTGGTGCTGGAGGATATAGAAATTCATTTTCAACAGAACCATCAGGAGGCGGAGGACCTAGTGAGGCAAGTTTAACATTTGAAAAAGGAACTGTTTATACAGTTACAGTAGGAGGTGCAGGTGCTGGTACACCTGGTACTCCTAGTACTGCAAATACTGGTTCACCTGGTACTAATAGTGTTTTATCAGGGACAGGAATCACAACAATAACATCTCTCGGAGGTGGTGGAGGAGGTTCCGGTGGATTTGATGGCGGTGCCACAGGTCTTGTAGGAGGTTCAGGAGGTGGAGCTGGAGGTAATGTTCCTAGTGCAGCTCCAGGAGCTGCAGGAACAGCAAATCAAGGATTTGCTGGTGGTGATAAAAGCACGACTGGTTCTAGCGGTGGAGGAGGAGGTGCAGGAGGAGCGGGTGCTATTGGAAATATTGCTGGTATTGGATTAGCTTCTTCAATTACTGGTTCTTCTATTACTAGAGCAGTAGGAGGTTCTAGTGCAACACCTTCTTCAAACACAGGTAGTGGTGGTGCTGGTGATGGTGGAAATGGGGCTTCAGGAGTTGTAATACTTCGCATACCTACTCCTAGATATTCAGGAACTACAACAGGTTCTCCAACAGTTTCAACAACAGGTTCAAGTACAGTTTTAACATTTACAGGTTCAGGGAGTTACACAGCATAATGGCAAGCTTTGCAAAAATAGAAAATAATATCGTAATAGCAGTTCATTCTGTTGTTAACGAAGTTTTACATGATGTTAATGGAATAGAACAAGAATCTATTGGTATTCAATTTTTAAAAAATTTATATAACGAGCCAAATGCTAATTGGAAACAAGCATCTTATAATACATTTGGTGGAATACATAAATTAGGCAAAACACCTTTAAGAAAAAATTATGCAGGAATAGGTTATACTTATGATGAAGATAAAGATGCTTTTATACCACCTAAACCTTTTAACTCTTGGATATTAAACAAAGATACTTGTCTTTGGGAAGCACCAATTCCTATACCAAATGACGCCTCTGTTAATATAAAATATTATTGGAATGAAGAAACTCAATCTTGGATTTTACAAACTATCTAAAATAGTTTATAAAAGCCACAAATCTTATTTTTAAATTATTTCAATGACCGCTTGTTTTTCACCAAAAGCTATATATTTATATTTTATTTGATTTTCATTAACGTATTCTTGCCAAGCTTTAAATTCATTTTCTTTCCAACCTATATATCCAAAATATTCATCAAATATTATTATACACCCTTTTTGTAGTCTTTTTTTACTTATACAATTAAATACATCTTTAGTTGACTCATAAGTATCACAGTCAATATGAATAAAAGAAAAATCTTCTTTATTTTTTTTTAAAAATTTAGGCAAAGTATCTTTAAACCAACCTTTATGAATAATGACATTTTTTTCAAATTTAGGAATTTTATTATCTAAATTAAAATGTCCTTTAGCAAACATTCCTCCTTTCCAATCTTCTTGAAGACCTAAAAAACTATCAAAGCCATGCCAAATTTTGGTTTTGTCAAAATTAGAAAAATATTTAATACTTTCTCCTTCGTGAACTCCGAATTCTGCACAGATACCTTTTGTTGTTATTTTTGATAAAGCAATATTCCACCAACCACTTTCACAAAATATAGTTGTGCTTATAAACTTTTTTAAATAATCAAAAGATTCTTCACAAGCTTTATTATTTAATAAATCAAAAACTCTTTCAGTTGCAGCTGAACCTAATAGTGCACCACTATAAAAAATCATGTTATAAGTTTTATAAATTTTTATATTTATATTATTTTTAAATAATTTTCAGACATTTTTTTTAATGACAAATCAAAGGCTACTGTTATTCTTTCTTCGTCATATTTGTGTTCATCGGAATAATGAGGAATATTATTTTGAAACAATGTTATTTTACCTATTTTATTTTCACTTTTATAAATTTCAGGATCGTTAATTTGATTTATTGGATTAATATAATAAGTAGAAGTTTGGTTAACCTGTATGCAAATATGACCACCTAAATAACAGTCAGGATCTGCACTATGTAAATGAGGATTAATTTTTTCACCTTTTTTCATTATGTTTACCCAACATTGAATATATAATTCTTTAGGTAATTTAATTTTAAAAAAATTTAAAAATTTTTTATGAAAATGTAATATATTTTTTTTTAATTTATCAATGTCTTTATTTTTCCAAGAAAACACATTATATTTATTAAATCTAGAAGTCGTACTGTTTTCTCCTAAACCAGTGTAACCATCTACAATTTTTTTTTCTTTTGTAAGAGATAAGTTTAATATTTCAATTTTTTTTTTTAAAAAAAAATTTGATAAGTTTTTAAAATTAATATCTTTAATAAAATCTTCTCCTAAAAAATAATTCCATTCAGGAGCAAAAAAATTATTTCTAGATTTACTTTTAAAATTTATAATTTTCATAATTTACTTAATATAAGTTCCGTTAAATTTTTATTATTACCAATTGTACCTTTAATAAAAACATTAAAGGCTAAACTTATTCTAGTATTCGTTCCTTCTTTATTTTCAACCATATGAGTTAAAGAAGAGGGGAACATTATTAAGTCTCCAGTTTTAACAGTAAACCACCAAGACTCAGAGTTATATAAATTCCAATCTTTTATTTCAGGTTTAATAGTTTTATAACCTTCATTAAAAAATTTAATTTTATCTAATTCTTTATGGCAGTTAATATAAAAAACTCCCGATACTAGTGAATTAGGATGAGCATGTTTATGATGAAATTGATTCGTTTCAGTATAATTTAACCAAGATTGCGTAATATAAGGAGTAACTGCATCGGTTGAAGATATTACTTTTTTAAAATAATCTTTTACTCTTAAATCTAATTCTTTCTTAAGATTTAAAAATGGTTTTTCATTTAAAATATAATTATTATTAGATGTAATATTTCCTTGATTTTTATAAAAATCTTTTTTATTTTTATCTACGAATTTTAATTCTAAGGTTGTTAATTTTCTATCTAATTTAGACATATAGATAGGAGTTGGAAATATTCCGTAGATAACTGCTTCTTTCATTCTGACTTTTTTTAAACTATTTTAGATAGTTTGTAAAGTCCAAGATTGATTTTCTTCGTTCCAATCTTATTTGAAGACGATATAAATTGGATATTAGTAGATACTCAAGAATTGATTAAACACATGAAAGCATATAGTTTAAAAGAAGTAAAATTAGAAGAATTGATTAATAACATAGACTGGAATATTATCTTACCTAAAAAATAGTGCTATAATAGGCAGAAATATGCCATTAAAAAAGATACCATTACCTCCAGGCTTTGATAAGAACGATACAGCATCTCAAGCAGAGGGACGTTGGATTGATGGAGATAATGTACGTTTTCAATACGGATCACCTGAAAAGATAGGTGGTTGGGAACAAATTAATTCATCTATATTAGTAGGAGCAGCTAGAGACATACATTCTTGGTTTGATTTAACGGGCAGACGTTATGTAGCTATCGGCACAAACAAAGTTTTATATATTCTTTTTGATGAAGTGTTTTACGATATTACACCTTTAGGAACAGCTTTAACAGGTTGTACTTATACATCAACTACAGGATCTGCAACTGTAACCATTAACAAAAACGCACATAACTTACTTGTTGGAGATTTAATTAAATTTTCATCTGTAACAACACCAGGACCAACTACAACAAGTTTCACATCTTCAGATTTTACTACTAATTCATTTGAAGTTAAAACAGTACCCACTGCAAATACATTTACAATTACTATGCCTGTTACAGAAACAGGGACAGGTGTAACAGCGGGTGGAACAATTACTACAAATCCATATGTTGTTGTAGGCCCACTTGCCGCAACACTTGGTTATGGATGGGGAGCAGGAACATGGGGATTAGATCTTTGGGGTACTTCAAGAACAGTTTCTAACACAACCATTGAAGCTGGTAATTGGTCATTGGATAATTTTGGAGAATTGTTAATTGCAACAATTAAAGATGGACAAACTTTTTCATGGGCTCCTACTGCAGGAACAGGAGTAAATACAAGAGCAGCTCTTGTGCCAAATAACCCTACAGCAACAGTTTTAACAAGAGTATCAGATAGAGATAGACATTTAGTTCATTTTGGAACAGAAACAACTATTGGATCACCTTCAACTCAAGATCCAATGTTTATAAGATTTTCAGATCAAGAAGACATTGAAGTTTATGAGCCAACCTCTACAAACACAGCAGGTACATTTAGATTAGACAACGGTAGTAGAATTGTAGCTGCTGTTAAAGGTAAA